TTGAAGGATTGGCAGGAGCATTTGATGCAAATATTCCAATGGATAACACTTTGCTTGCTGAATGCACGCGTTGTGTTGCTGAGATGATTGCACATCATGTGAGTGAAGAAGATTTGAGCATGTTGACGGAAAGTGAGGCTGTGAATGGAATTCCAGGTGTGGAGTTTATTGATGCTCTCAATATGGGTTCTTCACCTGGATTTCCTTTGTCTAAAATGTCACCAGGGTCTGGGAAACGACATTTGTTTGAGGGAGAACTACCGAATGCACAAGTTGGAAATGGCTTGTTGAGGAATGAGTTGAATAAAATTGACTCAGCTCTCGAACAACGCCGTATTCCTGAAGTGTATTTTGTATGTACTCTTAAAGACGAACGTCGCTCCCTGGAGAAGGTGGCAGCTGGAAAAACACGAGTGTTTGCAGCTTCAAACGTAGCCCATGTGATCAGGTTTCGGCAGTATTTCTTGCGATTTGCTGCTGCTTACATGAAACATCGGCAACAATTGGAACATGCAATTGGGATTGATGTGTACTCTCTTGAATGGGAAATGCTTCTATCTTCATTGAAGACTCATGGTTCAAGGTGGATGGCACTTGATTTCAAGGCCTTTGACAAGACTATATCTAGTCAGATGATGTGGTCTGTGTTTTCGGTTGTGAAACAGGTTTTTGACATCCTGGGATGTGAGAATTCATATAAGATGGAAGCGTTATTTGCTTGTGTTGCTGAGCCTCGCTATATTATATATAATGATGTTTGGCAAATGAACAGAACGCATCCTTCAGGAGAACCCATGACAGCAATCTTGAATTCTATATTGGTCTCTGTACTCTATCGCTATTGTTTCACACAAGTGGCGAGAAGAGAGTGTCCGTTGTTTGCGAGTCCTGAGCAAATGAGACGGTGTGTTTCGTTGTGCTCATATGGAGATGATAATATAGCAACTGTGCATCCACGAGCTTCTTGGTTCAATCAGCTATCTCTTGCAGAAGAAATGGCAAAGATTGGAATGAAGATGACTCCAGCACAGAAGAATGCTGTAATGGGTATTTATGAGGAGCAAAGTGATGTGACATTCTTGCAAAGACGATGGCAATGGTCAGAGAAGCATGGTGTACATGTTCCACTCCGTAGTGTGGAAGACATTGTGGAGATGGTAAACTGGGTGAGAACTGGGAACGATCCAGTGGAGCAAGTATGTTTGAATGTGGATGATGCTTTGTATGAATTGCATTTCCATGGTGTTCAAGTGTACAATTACTGGCGCAGTAAGTTTGATGTTGCCTTGAATCTTGTGGGAATTAAACATATGGCGTTGTCATATGCAGAGCAACTGCGGTTGTGGAGTGTTAGATACAGAGTGTAAATATTTTGTGTGTATGTCAGTCTATTAGATTGTATGAAAACTCCATTAGTATGAGAGGTAATACTAACCTGTGTGCGTGACGTGTGCACTTGTATATTAGTCAAACTGCTATAGAGAGAGCCTGGGTTAATCTATAGTATGCATTTTACAACAGGTTTCAATGTGACGTATGGCTGAAATAAATGATAAAATTGTTGTTGAGAAAGAGAATACTACCCAATTTGCAAATTCTGTGAAAACTGAAGTTGTGAATGTGACCCCTCATCAGAAATCTTTTGAAGAGTATATTAAAAGTTGGTCTGAGAAAGGTGATGGGGCAAAAGCAAGCCAGGATATTAATTCTATGTTATCTAGACCTGGTTTAATAAGTACATTTGAATGGAAAGAAACAGATCTTGATGATGCATTACTTACAACTATTGATTTACCAACTGCAATTCAAAATTCAAAATTTAAATCTAGTAAGATGAAGTATTTTAAGTTTGTGAGATCTAATTATAAAATTAGAATGGTAATCAATGCAACTCGTTTTCATGCTGGAAGATTGTTGGTTGTTTGGGCACCAGGTTCATCCCTATGTAGCGTACAAGAATTGAATGAGAAATCTATGGCTTCTTTGCTTTGCTTTCCTAGTTTAATTATTGATCCTGCCACTAATCAAACAGTGGAATTTGTGATTCCGTTCATATCACCATATTTGTATTATCCATTAACAACGTATTCATCTGGATCAGTTGATGCAGTTCAGTTAGCTGGCCAGGCGTTGGGACAGGTAAAGGTTTTTGTGTTGAATAAATTGACCTCTGGTCAAACGACAACGACACCTGTATCTGTTTCAGTGTATGGTTGGTTGGATGAGCCTGCTCTGTCTGTACCGCTGTATGCTCAGATGGGTGTGGTGTCTGATACGATTGATGGTCTAGTTGCACCAATGACGGAGATTGTTGATACAGCGACGGATGTAGCTTCTGGTGCCTCACGAATGTTGCGTAGTGTTGGGTTGTCAAAACCTGATAATATAGGATCAAACATTCGTGTGACTCCAGTGGTTGCAAATTCTTTGTCATATGGGGTAGGATCTGACACAATTGAAAAACTTGTGATAGATCCTAAGTGTGCTCTAGAACCGTGTAATGAGTTGTTTGGTACTAAGGATGATGAAATGGATATTGTGTATATTGGTAAGACATGGAGTTTACTCAAAAGAGTAGATTGGGAAGCTAACCGTGCGCATGGGTATGTTTTGGCAGATTTACCCTTGTTTCCAGAACGGGATACAACTGCTGGATGGATGTTGCGAGCTTTTAAGTACTATTGTGGGAGTGTGCGAGTGAGAATTCAGTTAGTGGCTAACCAGTTTATGTCAGGACGGGTAATGGCGCTTTTTGTTCCGTCTCAAGTGACTATTCCAGATATAACACCTTTAACTGATTTGGCCGATATGATGTATAATCAAGTCTATGATTTGACTGGAACGTCAGAGTCTGAGTTCACGATACCCTATAATGCACCATACCCTGTTCTTCCAACGCCTTTCTTTGCTCAGGCTGATGCTACTGATTATGTTGGGATTGATCAATCTAGCATAGGTAATATTAAATTGCTTGTACTTAACCCGTTACGTACTACCAAAGCAACAAATGAGAAAGCTGTTATAAATGTGTATATGTCTTTTGATGATGATTTGGAGGTGTTCTGGCCATCATTATCAGCAGTTACTGGTACTGAATTTAAATCACTTGTATCATGGCCCCAATTGGAAATTGAGGGAATTAAAAATGATGCTGAAGGGTTAGATGATCTTGGAACACTCTTTCAATTCCCAACTGCAACAACAGGCAATTTGTTAGCAAATTTTGGCGTTTCTGAGTCAACAGAG